TCATCAACTTCTTCCTTGGTTGCACAGACCGTGCCTTGATTGATGCCAATTGGCAAGCTTCGGCGTGCGTGAAACACAGTGACTACAGTAGGTATTTTATAATTTTTGAAATGCTTTCGCATCTGCACGCCTAGTCGCGCGGCGCTAAAGCCTGAGTTCAAGCAGTATACTGCGTCTGCGGCAGTGCACTTGTCCTTCTCCATGTTGAAAGAACCGGTTGCATTGACAACCTTCCAGTCCTGAACACTTTTGCTGAACACAGAGGGGTACGAAATCCAGGTCTGCAAGTCGTGTGAAACCACAAGCTCCGAGGCAGGATGGCGCAACAACTCCAAAATGGAGTGGTACGTCGTAAAAATCCCTTGCCCCTTCTTCATGTCCTCACAGAACCATAGTCCCGTCAAATTCTCTGGCATTGGTGTGCCAGTTGCTGACTTGCCGCGCAGTCCGATGTAGAAATTGCTTTTCTTCATCTTAGCGCCACCAGACAGGTATTTACCTTTGGCGAGACACTCAGGCCCCATGGCCATCTCTCTCGGCTTCCATACAACTCGAGCTGATTCACCATTCACAGGTGCACCCTCGCTAACGAACTCTTTGACTTCCACTATTATCATTTCACCATCAATGTTGACATGCTTACTTCCGTCTGTCCCCACAACCCACTTGCAGTGCAAGGGGTTGAGTGGAATCACGATCTTCTTGCCCTTCGGTTCGAAGACTTTAGCAACCAGCATGCCAGTGTTGACCACAACTGAGACGCACACAAGTGGCGCCACAACTGCCCAGGGCAGATAGGCGCACAATGAGTCGTACACCAGGTACATGAACACGTAGCTCAGGAGATGTATGACCACCTCACCGATCCACCAGTAGATCTCCCCGACGTACAAGAGCCACAAATTGACAGTGCGAAGCTTCTCCATGAATGTGGATTCGTTGTACTTACGCCTAGCCACCCGTAGAAAGAGGAGGCAAAAGCAGACAACAAACACACACAACCAAGGGGAGACTCCCCACAGATTGCCCAACTGGGTGGCGGTTAGACCTGTGAAGCCGACGGCAACGTCCCAAGCCGGAACGAACGCATCAGGCAACAACGCCCGAACGCTTCCGCGGACAGGACGCCAAATCTTTCCCCACGCCCACTTAAACACATTTTGCTGCATCAAGCTCAATTCCATCAAATCGAAATAGGTCTGGACCATCCCAAGACCCGACGCCATAGCTGCTCAGTGTATTACCACTCAACAGGTAACGCTGAAGATCGATTTAATAGTTTTGTGATTTTTGGTGATTGTTTAGAAAACAATGGTTGACCTAATAGGCCATAAA